GCAAAGTAAAAATAGAGTTATTTAAAGAAATAGTAGAAGGGTTCATGGATACGTATATAGCTAAGAATAGTGATTATGGTGACTCCTTCACTAAAGTACGAGAAGAATACCCACAAGCAATAGCTATTAGATTAACTGATAAACTAGAAAGATTAAAGGTGTTGCTAGATGATGCTTATGAAAGAAAAGTAGAAGATGAAAAAATAGAAGATACACTTAAAGATATAGCTGTATATTCTATAATGGAATTAATGGAAAGAACATTAGACCAAGCATATGAAGAAGTTATAGGTGATATGAAAGAATGTTCTTGCGAGGATTGTGAAGAGTTCTACACATCAGCAGAACAAGCAAAAGATGAACTTTTAACTATGCTGAAAGAAAAATACGGTAATGACGTACAGATTAAATTTGTTAAAGTAGAAGAGTAATAACTGCCCTGCTAAATGCAGGGTTTTTACATATAAGGTGGTGATATCAGTGAAAATAGATAAAAGCAAACTGGGAAATTTAGAATACGGTATAAATATAGAAAATGAACTCAAGCCACTTTATATAGGAAAGAAAATTGTAAATGTAAAATATGATTATTTTGCAGAAAGCTTCTATGTAATATTAGATGATGGTGAGAAATTAGAAATAGACATTGAATAAATTATAATAGATAAAAGGGGGAAAAGTTAAATGAGATACACAGGAGTAGCAAGACCAATAGATGAATTAGGTAGAATAGTAATACCTAAAGAAATCAGAAGGACACTGGACTTAAAGGAAAAAGTAGGTACTACAAAAGGTGATATGTTAGATTTCTACGTAGAAGATGATATGATTATCATTAGAAAAAGAAGGACAACTTGTACGTTTTGTGGACAAGTAACTAATGGTGGACAATATATGAATAAAGCTGTTTGTGATAAATGTATAGTAGATTTCAAATCAAAATCATTTGATTAATAATGCTTTAAATAAAAGGGGGTGGTTTTAATATGAGCAAAGAGGATTTTGTACACCTTCACGTTCATACGTGACGGAATACTCACCATTAGACGGTATGCCTAAGGTAGAAGAATTAATATTACGTGCAAAAGAACTAGGTCATCCTGCTGTAGCAATAACTGACCATGGAAGCTTATATTCCTTGTGGAAAGCACAAAAGTTACAGGACAAACATGGTCTTAAAGTAATCAAAGGGTGTGAGTTCTATTTTACACAAGGCTATGATGAAAACAGTAAGCCTCAGTATGGACACGTAATACTACTAGCTAAATCATATCAAGGTATAATTAATCTATTTAAACTACAAGAACTAGCATATAGTGAAGATAGGTTTTATCGTAGGCAACAAATAACTTTTGATGATTTGATGAATTACAGAGAAGGACTAATATGTACTTCTGCCTGTCTTGCAAACATAATACCTCAGTCAATTATGAATGGAAATATTAAATATGCTAAAGATTGGATAAAGTTATTTAAAGATGTATTTAAAGAAGATTTCTACTTAGAAATACAACCTAATAGTATTCCTGAGCAGAGAATAGTTAATAAGATGTTAGTACACCTAGCTAAAGAGCATGAAGTTGAATTAATTGCTACAAACGACGTTCACTATATATATAAAGAAGATGCAGAGGTACACGAAGTAGTACTAGCACTATCTACACAAAAGAAAATGACTGATGAAAAAAGGTTCAAATTTTCAACAGAAGACTTTTGGTTTAAAACAAAAGAAGAAATGATTGAAGGTCTAAGTTATCTTCCATCTGATGTGATAGAACGTGCTCTCAGTAACACTGTAGTAATTGCTGACAAGTGCAATGCAGAAATACCTACTGGACATTACCTACCTAAATACCCATTCTCAAATGACCCAATACAGACGTTTAAAGATAATGTGTGGAATGGTTATGAAGAGAAGAAAACAGAAAGTATTGATGATGAAGATTACAGGGCACAATTAGCCAATGAAATATCCATCATATCAGAAGAAGGTTATGCTGATTACTTTCTAATAGTACAAGATTACATTAAACGTGCTAGAGAAGCAGGTATTCTAGTAGGTGAAGGTAGAGGTAGTGGTGCAGGTAGTAAATCCTGTTATACTATGGATATTACTAGAGTTGAACCTAGAGAGTATGGTCTTATATTTGAACGTTTCCTTGCTAAAGGAAGAGAGCCTGATATAGACTCAGATTTCTCAGATATAGATGCTGTATTTGAACTGTTAGGTGAAGTCTATGGATGGGAAAACATTGGCAGAATAGTTTCATTTGGTACATTTGCTCCTAGAGCAATTACTAGACGTATACTTCAATGTTTTGGACATAGTGAAAGAGATATTAAAATAATATCATCACTATTACCAACAGACCCATTTTTAACATGGGAACAATGTTTAAAGAACAAACCATATATTGAAGCTATCAGTAAGTACCCTAAAGAATGGAAAGCAATTCAAAGACTACAGGGGAACGTTTCTCATACATCAATGCACGCAGGTGGAGTTATCATATGGAATAAACTATCTGATGTACTTCCAGTGAAGTGTATTAATAATATGGATGGTAAACGTATTAAGAGAGTAGTATGCTTTGATATGGATGATTTACATGAATTAGGTCACTTCAAATTTGATATACTTGGTTTAAAAACACTAGAAACACTAGAACTTGCACTTAAAAACGTTAAAGAAGTTTATGGAATAGATATTGATTTGAATAAGATAGATTACGAAGATAAGAATGTTATCGCTATGCTTGCAAGTGGTAATGTTAAAGGAGTATTTCAATTAGAAGAACAAGCACAAAGAGTTAAACAACAATGCCCACAAAACTTTAGAGATATCATAGCTATCAATGCACTCATAAGACCTGGAACTGGTACAAACTATTTCAGAAGAAGAATTGGTGAAGTAGAGTGGAGTATTATACCTGAAAGAGAATGGTATATGGCAGAAACATATGGTGACTACGTGTATCAAGAACAATATATGTTAGATGCACACATACTTGCAGGTTGGGACTTAGCATATGCAGACAAAAAGTTACGTAAGAATAAAGACATACGTAATGATGTTGAAACTAAAACTAAGTTCTTTGAAGATTGTAGAAAAGTAGGACTACTAAAAACAGAGGCAGAAATAGCAGAAATATGGGCGAACATTGAGGATACAGTGGATGGCGGTTATGGATTTAATAAGAGCCATGCGACCACATATGGAAGGATAGCATTCCAAGAAGCATATTTAATGTACTATTATCCTGAATGTTTTTATTGTGCTGTATTAACTAAGAAAGGTGATGACCAAGAGAAGGTAGGTGAATTTATTGCCGAATGTAAGCATAAAGGAATTAAAATATTACCACCTGACATCAACAAATCAGAAGATAATTTTATACCTACACCTGGAGGTATCATGTACAGACTTACTTCAATTACCAATGTCGGTGACTCTGCTATCAGGGGTATTAAAGACATTCGACCTATTAAGTCACTACAAGATTTATTGGAACGAAGAAACAAAAGTCTTATCAAAAAGAATGTGGTCGAAAGCCTTATCAAGGCAGGAGTGTTTGACTTTGAGCAATCTGATAGACAACGTGTTATGCACCAACTTGACCAGCATCATAGAACAAAAACTCAAATAAAAGAAGGTTTTGAATGTCCTCTACGAGAATTTGATAAACTAGCATGGGAGAAAGAAGCACTAGGTATATATCTATCTTCTCACCCATTAGATAAATATGCATTCAAACCATTACTAGCACATCAAGATAATAGTAATTGTTTAATTGCAGGTATAGTTGATAATGTAAGGACACTATATGATAAGAATGGTAATGAGATGGCTTTCATAACTATTTCAAATCAACAAGGCAGTATAAAATGTATAGCTTTTACTAAAACATGGACAAATAAAGTCCTATGCTTGCAAGAAAAGGTTGAATATGGTAACATTATAATGATAAGAGGTAGACGTTCAGGTAATGATGCTATAATAGACACAATGGAAATAGTAGAAAAACTAGCCTAATCATTCAGGCACTTAGAATATTAAATTAAAGGTAGGTGATAATACCTTTGGTCACATATTGTATAACTAAGTGCCTTGATATATTTTAACAAGACGTAGTATACAGCCATATGCTACGTTTTCTACATACAAAGGGGGTGAGAAAATGAAAGCAAAAGAACAAATAACAATGAGTGCCTTAGAAGAAATGTTTAATAAGGCAATAGAGGAAGATGAATTAGGAATAGCACTTCTTATTGAAATGCCAGGATTTGAAGAACCCGAAGTAATAATAAACCCACCAGTTAATCTGACTAAGAAATTAGAATACATTAAGAAAACATATGATGAAAATTTAGAACATAAACATTCTAAAGGAGTTAATATTATAGGGTGTGCTACAATGTAAGGAGTGAGTATATGAAGTGTGCAATATGTGGTGTTGATTTAACAGGTGAATTATATCCTGCTAAATGCGTAACAGGTTGCGGTGCGTTTCTATGTGACGATTGTAGTCTTACAAATCAATTCAAATGTCTATCATGTAATGGCAAGACTGTTCCTAAGATAGATTTAGAGTACGTAAGACGTTCTTATATAGAAACATACAAGATATGTCCTCACGCATTTAAACTGCTTGCAATAGACGGTATAGAAACACCTAGTAGTATATATGCAGAAATAGGTATCAAACTACATGAATTATTTGAACAAGCCTCACTTGGGCAAATAGATAAATTAAAGATGCATAGTGAATTTCTAAAGTGGTTTAGTAATTTTACACTAGATGATTTTGAAGGTTATCAAAGACTGTTAGATACAGAAGAGTTCAGAAAACGTGAGTATGCAGGAGCATTAACAAGCATAGAGAACTACTTTCAAATGGAAAGCGAAATGCCTGCACCGTTCAAAACAGAAGATACATTGTTTACTGTAATTCATCCTGATTTGCCAAAGATAAGGATAACATATGATAGAATAAACAAAGATGAAAACGGTTATTATGACTTAGTTGATTACAAAACTGGTAAGGTTCATGTTGGTCAAAAGTTAAAGAATGACTTACAAGTACCTCTCTATATTTATTCAGTTCAACAAAACCTTGGAATAGAGATAAATAGATTTGTATTACTATTTACTAAAGAGAACAAGAAACGTATATACACTAGAGTAGATGAAGATACATTTGTATGTACAGTAGGCAAAGTAGATTATTATGTTTACCTATCAAAAGCAATAGATGAAATCATAAGTATATTTACTCAAGTTAGCAACGGTAAAACCTCTATACCTCATAATCTAAGTCCGTGGTATTGTGAGAATATGTGTATGTTAAAACGTGCAGGTCATTGTGGAGGCAAACTAGTTCAACGTTGGCAAGGCTAGGGGGAATGTCAATTGAAACATTATTCCGTAAAGCATAATATGTGTATTATAGATGTTAGTACATTTATATATGAAAGTGCGTTTAATTGGTCTATATATGCTAGAGCAGTAGATGAGCTATACGAATGTATAAGATGTAATACTGATATGATAATTACGTTTAAGAACTTCGAGAAGTTATTTAAAATAACCAAGATGAATTATTTTGGACAAACACCTGATATTAATTATATTATATCAAAGAAACGTAATTTAATTGAAAACATAATAGATTATACGTATAACATATTAATTAGTAATTCTAACTATGATACTGATATCCTAGATAACAAATGGAAACTAGAAGAAATACAAGATTTACGCAATATAAATGTGCTAACTAAAGAAGCAGTTAATAAAACTGGACTAGCACATACCTGTTTATTTAGCTGTATTGAAGATAAATTAGCTAATGAAATATTGTATGAGATTGTTGATAATAGGTTGATAAAATAATGAAACTATATGTAGTGATAGAAATTTTAATAATCTTATTTACCTATCTAATCATCAAGAACAACAATAACAGGTTTAAGTACTAATATCAGGGGGTTTTAGTATGCAATTAAATGAGTATCAAGAGAAAGCATTAAGAACAGCAGGAGAATATGACAGCAATACAAAAATGCTTCTAAATGGTCTTATGGGTCTTAATGGAGAGTCAGGAGAATGTATAGACTTGCTAAAGAAGTTCTTATTTCAAGGTCATAAATTTAATACAGAGAAAATGCTAGATGAATTAGGTGATGTACTTTGGTATTTAGCTATTAGTGCAAAGGCAATTGGTCGTACATTAGATGAAATAGCTGAACATAATGTTGATAAGCTATTAAAAAGGTTTCCTGACGGTTTCAGTTCAGAAAAAAGTATAAACAGAGTTGATGACTAATGGCAAAAGAAGAGATAGCAGATTTATATAGGGAAACACCATCTTACCCTAATCAACTAGTATCTGTTACCCTTTCAATTCCGCCCTAGTGTTAACCATATGTATTATGGCAAAACAAGAAGACTTACTAAGAAAGCACTAAATTGGTTTGCAGATAGTAGGTCTATATGTATAGAAGAAATGCACAAGCAAGGTTGGCAGTTAGATAAGAAAGACGTATGGTATTATGTTGATATGGATTTCTATTTTGCTGACAGAAGAGTACGTGATAGCCATAATACATTAAAGATACTAATGGATGCACTTCAAGGAATATATTTTCATAACGATTATTACTGTATGACTAGGATTAACAGGGTATTATATGATAAAGTCAATCCGAGAGTTGACATCAAAATATACCCTGTTGATTACAGTAATTGGTAAGTTAAATGAAAACTTAGCAAATCTATGAGAAACTGCGAAATAATTAGCATGGTAGAGTTAATATACTAAAAAGAAGACAAAAGCGCCAATTTTGAAACTTGACAAGATGTTGACAATCATGCTAATATAAAGGTACACAATACCTACGTAGTAAACAGGTTGCTACTAGTTGATACTAGCTTGCTAAACAGTGCTTTTTAAGTCCTTTCGGACTTACAGTGATGGTACTTGGTTGAATACATCAGTTCAGAATAAATACTTTCTCTGATTTGAGTCTACTAAATACCAAACTGACATCAAATCCGAAAGGATTTAAAGAATGCTTGCTACTAGTTGAATACGTAATAACATAGTGCCCATTTAGTTTCATAATATACAACGTGGGGAAATATACCCACAAACAGAAAGACACCGTAATTGGTGTCTTTTTACTTTACATATCTATATCGTTATCCTTGAAACCTGGTGTAAGTGGGTCAATTAGTATTCCTGCTCCTGATAGAATACTTAGAAACAAATCTACCAATGTATCAATGTTACTAGGTACTTCAAATAGATTGAATGTCTTTGCAAGTAAAATTATGAATGATATTAAACTAGCTACCCATAATTTATTCCTTAATCTTTCTTTGATTTGCAATTCATTTCACCTCCTTATATTTTTGTTAGTATACTGTTAACAACAAACAGTATTATTGTCATTAATATCCCCATTAGTATCTTGTTTGTAGTGTCTACCTTGTTACTTAACACATCACCATTCCTTTCAAGTATAACTATTCTTTTAGTATGGTCTTTTAGTGTTTCTTGAACATCATTACTATTTGTTGTCATATACATACCTCCACATACGCACTACGTCAATTCTGAGAGCACTTAGATATTATTTGATGTACTAGCTTGCTAAACCTGTACTTGCTCTTAAAACAGCCTTACGTGCTTATTTATTAGCTTTCTCTTTTAAGTATCTTTGATATATTGCACTAAACCTATTACTTGAACTGCTTTTCTTTTTACTCTCTTCTGTTTCCATTGTTCTGAGTCCTGTACCTGCAATGTAATCAGATGCTATTACTGCTTGTTGTTTACCTGATGCCTTATCTAATTTCTTAGTTTCATATACTCCTGGTACTTGTTCTGTCAAATACTCACCACGTTTTCCTTTAATGTCTTGTTCAAAGTAGATATTCTTACCTGCTATTAGTTCTACTGGTATTTTGATGAATGGACTAATACCACCCCACATATCTTTTAATGATGTGACTTTACCAAGGTCATTGTATGGTAGTGAGTTATTCCACATTATGTTGTATTCTTTACCGTCTTTATCTTTAGTTGTATACGGTAACTGTACCCAGTTCTTAGCATAGTCAGGTACTTCGCCTTTGCCCTCATTCATTCTGTCTATTGCTTTTACAAATGGTAAATACTTTTGTGGACTACTTGTAATCATTTCAGCTTGAAGTGGAACGTTCTTTCTTAGCCATGTATAAAAAGGAACTATACGTTTCATAACGTTTTGTTCAAAAGGGGTCAAATCAGAATAATCAAATAGGAACTTATTGGTGTGTTCACTTGCTTCTTGAAAGCCTTTTCCTCTTTCTAGGTTAGCTACAAAGTTAGCCATTCTTGCTTGATTTTCTACCTTGTTACCAAGCTTTCTACCACCTTTATATATAAAGAACTCTTTAGTATTTATAGGATTATATTTAGGATTTATCTTACCATCAAGTGCTGTTATTGTATTCTCACCAAGGTCTTTCTCAAAGAAGCCTTTGTCAACAACACCATACTGAACTGCTTTTTCTCTTAGTTCTTGATATGAATATTTCTTTCCTAGTATAGTATGGAAACCTTCTTTACCTTCTGATATCATAGCCATCTTACCATTGAATACAGGATTATATGCTCTAACACCTACATCTAAGTAATTCTGAAATGCATTTGATTGTGCGTTTCTAGCATGAAAACCTGGTCTTACTGCTGTAACACTTGTCTTCCATAGAGTAAGGAATTTATCATACATCTTAACTGCTACGTGCAAATCAGTTGCAAATTGTGTCTTAGCTAAACTATCAGCTTTGTCAGCCATTACTTTACTTACTTTGTATACTGGAACACCTTTTGATTTGGATAGATAACCTGCTTGTGCAGGAGTTAAGTTCATAAATGGTTTATATGTTCCATCAAAGTAACCTTCTTCTAGTCCTAGCTTTTCATATATAGTTTTCTTTTGAGCATCATCTAGTTTATTTAATGCTCTTTTAATGTCAGCAGTTTTGATTATACCTGTTTCTCCCTTTCCGAGTCCTGTACCTGCTTCCATTTTACTACCAAATTTATTAACCATATCATCAGCTAATTTATAGTCATACATTACATTCTCATGTGCTTTCATACGTGCTAGGTATATATCGCTTACCTTATCTGCAAACATCTTGTTGCCACTTAGATACTGAGCCATATGCTCATTGATTTCTTCTATACTACCAGTTTTGAGTACATATCCATCAGGTAACGTTGTTCCTTTAGTAAATGCTCTAGTGATTGCATATTGGTTGCCTTTATTACCTGCTTTCATCATATTATACATATCAGGATTAGATTTCTTTAATCCTTCCCATAATCCTTTAGCTTGTGGTGTCATTACGTGTGACAAATAACTACCCATCATTTCGTCATATGCTTTTTCATTCAGCTTACCTGCTTGTACTTCTTTTGCACCTATATTTTTAAATGTATTACGAAGTTCTTTTGCATATTTTAATGCTAATTTTTCAGTGTCAGTTATTCTTATAACGTCATCTACTATCTTGTCATCTGATATAATACCCTTAGTAGTTGACTTAACTTCTGCTTCCGTAACTGTTTTAGCAGTATTACTAGCATCTACCTTAGCCTTAGCTATATCGAATAAATTAGTTGTATACTCATACTTATCATCAGTAAAAGCATTAACTGATTTGATGGTATCTTGTACTTCTTTGGAAGGTGTTACAACTTTACTCTGTATATCTTTAGGTAACTTACCTAGTTCATCTACTTGATTTGCAAGATTACCGTTCTTTATCAAATCATCATTGAGTCCACTTAATTTCATAACGTTATTTAATGTTGTATTTCTTTTCTTAACAGTATCGTCTAATTTCTTCATTGCTGTTTTAACTCTATCATTTGCAAGTCCAAGTGTACTTTCAGCATTAGCTTTACCACCAAACTTAATCTCTTTCATTGCATTAACTATATCTGCTTGTGTGAGTTTACCACCAGTTATTTCTGCTTCTATTAGTTTCAAGCTGAAATCCTCAGGCAATGATTTTTTATTTACTGTTAGTAGCTTATCAAATGTTTTTACCATATCATAAGGTAATCCACTCAATCCACCACTCTTATAGGATTTGTTTAATGCTTTATTTTCAAATATCTTCTTATTTTGTTGTTTCACAACATCTTCAATATCAATCGGCATATATCCACCATCATATGTCTTACCTTCAAACCTAGCATTTTCAAGTTCACTCAATGCTTTGTTTTGGTCATATACTTGTTGTTCTAATGTCTTGTGAATGTCAGGTGTATTGCCTTTTTTAGTCCATTTCTTACCTGTATTCAAATCAGTAAATGTTGTATCACGCATTAAACGTTCAACTTCATTATCATATTCTCCTAGGTTTCTACCAACACCACTCATAAGGTTCTCTTGTTCTAACCTGGAGTAGTTTTCTGCTAGTTCTCTTGGGTTGTTGTAGTATTCCCATATTCTATTCATTCTCTTAGCTCTGCCTGCTTCGTCTAACTTCTCATACGAACCAAATTCCTTTGTAACTAGCTTACTAGCCTTGCCATAGTCTTTATGAAGTCTATGTGTGGATGATACAATACTTGATGTTTCACCACTTAGGTATTTATATAATATATCATCTAGTGTTTGTTCAGGGATTTGCGTGTTTATTTTGTTGTTCTTTACAAGATGCTTGAATATATTTGACATCCACTGGTCTTTTTCAATTATGTCATACATTAGCTTGTGCTTGCCTACATATGTTAGATGCTCAGATAAGTTTCTAATATCAAAACCTGGTATGTCAGCTACATCTTTTATACTCTGACCTTGCAACGTTGTATATTTAGCATATTCTTTTGTATCTATAAGTTTACTACGTGCTTCTTTTATTGGAGTTCTTTTATCGAATTTCATCCTTATATCATCTATTAAAAGCTTTTTATTGTCAGCAGTATATTTTGCACCATTAGTTATCTTAAACTTCCTACTGATTTCTTTTAGTTCTTTCATTGTTGCTTTCTCAAGATAATCACCTTTTAGGAAGTTAACTATTTCTCCAGTGTTTTCATCAACTAGTTCACCTGATTTGTTCTTAATAACAGTAGGCATTGTAGCTGTATCTATATTATATTTACTTGCTATTGCTTTCTTAGATAATATCTTTTCTCTATATTTATATGGATTAGGTATTTTGAGGTTTATAACTTCGCCAACATCATCGGCAACGTCTTTTGTTATTGCTACTTCACTCATTTCAGGAATAATAGTAGGTTTATTATAAGCCTTATAACCTTTGAAGTGGTCAGGGTCTTGTGTTCTCATTAGGAACTCGTCAAGATTTGGTGTGTTACTAGTTGTCTTTGCTACTGATTGTTCTTGTTGCTTTAACATATCATCCATAGTTGTTTGTTCACCACGTACAGCACCTTCTGTCATAAAGTCTTGCGTTTCTCTAGCTGTTTGTGAACTCATTTTCTTAAACAACTTTTCGTCTTCCATTAGCTTCATAACTAGTGAATTTGCTTCATCACCCATTCCATCAAGTGAAGCGAATTGCTCTTCTGCTTTAGCTATTGCTTGAGAATGAGATAAACCATGTTTTCCTGCTTCTTCTGCAAAGTCAAAGTATTGCTTCAATGCAGTTGGGTTAGTACGTGCAAGGTCAACCAAATCTCCTTTAGTTGATAGTTTAGAATGAACTAAAAAGTCTTTAACTTTTTGTGCATAAGGTGCTATTGTTTTATCACCTAGTGCTCTCATTGGACTTCTAAGTTTATTCATAGTGTCGCCTGATATTAACTCTTTACCAAATGCAGTTATTGGTTGTGTTTCTCTTATACCTCTAGTTTGATTTGTTCTCCTAATAAGTTCAGTAACTTCTTCTACTTTAGGTACATAATTATCACCTTTAAGTGATTTGAATACTTTAATAGCATCATCATCAGTCATGGCTTTTATTACACTCTTACCACCAGTCTTAGTAACTACATCAGTACTACCATTAACAGCACCTTTAACTACTTTACCAGTACCTTTAACAACATCATCTATAAGTCCTATACCTAAATATGTAGTTGGGTCTAACAGTACATCACCTATAAATCCAGTTACTTTTCTAGCAGTATCATGACCTTCAAATTGACCCATTTCACTTAACACATCAGAATAATGATATGACTTTTCATCATTACCAGTAAATCCTGCTGTAAATCCTTCTCCTGCTCTCTTTAATGCACCACCAACACCTTCTCCTTTAGCAAGTCCCATAGAAAACCCTGCTGATGTATATGCACCTGTTTGTAGAAAATCTATTACTTTAGCTAACGCACCTCTACCACTACCTTGTGTTTTACTTTCTCTATAGTTTTCATCTTGAAATATTGGGTTGTTAAATTGTTCTTTAAACCCAAAACTCTTGTCTACCTCATATCTATAATCTTCGTCATTTATATAACGTTTCTTTGTTTCTTCATCCATTTGTAAAATCATACTATCATAACGTGACTTCTCTGCAAACTTTTTACCAAAAGAAGTAGAAGGGGTGTATAAACCCCTATAGCCACCATAGTTACTTTCTTCATCATAATAAGCCATAAAACTACCTCCTTTGTATTAGTTAGGGAATATAAAATCTGAACCGTATAAAGGCGTTGTTTGCTTACCTTTACCTGATATTGCATCTATTTGCTGTTTAACAATAGCTACACTTTCTGCCTTTTTACTTGATGGTAAATTCTTGTAGTTTGCATTTACAAATTGGTCTACTGTTATTTTTCCACCAACAACTCCAAGTAAGTCAGTCATCATCTTACCTTGTTCTGCTGTGCTTGGATATGCAGTAAAGTTAGGGTCATTCATAAGTATGGAACTCATTATGTCTCTCATTGCACCTTGACTCTCTTGTTGGAATTTAGCTTGTAGTTGTCTATTGTCATTTGCATTTTGCGCACCTAGTATTGCCATCTTATGCTTTTGGTCAAGTCCCATGATTATTTTCTGTTGTTCTGTATCAAATGCCATTAAATTCTTCTTCTCACCAGTTTCTAGTTTTAAGAAGTCTTTCTTAAATGCATAATCCATGTTTTGAAGTTGTACTTTGTATTGTTGGTCTACACTCATTTTCTTTAAGTCATTCTCAAACATAGTGTTTAATTTAACTTGGTCATTAGTATTGTTAACATCTATTTTTTCTAGGTCATACTTTTGTTGTATTCCCATATTAGTTAATGTATTAGTTTGGTTAGCTTTTATCTTATCTAAGTCATAACCTTGTTGTAATCCCATGTTAGATTGAGTATAACCTTGTTGTGTAGATAACTTTTCCATATCCCATTGATGTTCAGTACCCTTCATAAATGCATCACCCATAGATGCTTGTAACTTAGAATTGTAACTAGCTTCTATATTTTGCAGTTCAGCTAAATTACCTGATTTGATTGCATTTATTTTATCTCTTATGCTACCAAGCCTTAAATCTCTAACCTCTTTAGCTTGTTGTTTATTAGTAAGTGCTCTACTAGCTACTCCCGCTTCGACACCTGCTTGCTGTGCAGAATAACTAATACCTCTTTCCATACCACGTATCTTTGCATTTTCACTAGCATTATAAGTATCTTGATTAATACCGTTCATTGAGTCAGTATAATCTTTTTCACCTTGTCTTTTTTCTCCTTCTTGTGCTAGTATATCTTGTTCCATTTTGCTATTAGCAAGTGCTGTTTCTCCTAACTTAGCACTATCATATGAACCTTTCATAAATTGCATATAATTGTCCAAGAATGATTGCATATTGAAACCACCTGCACCGCCACTTGCTTTTTTATTTTTATCAAATAACTGTTGTGCACCTTCTGCATATTGTTGAGATAGGTCAGTTATATCTTGTCCTGCGTTTAACCTTGCATCTATAGCTTGTTTTAACATTTGACCTGCTTCTGTATTAGTAAAATTAGCAGAACCTGCTGAACCAAATGTATAGCCACTATTTGCCACATACGCATTATTTGCACCATTCAATATATCTAAGTTGTTAAGTTGTGCTTCTTTTTCAGGACTTAATGTTTTTGGAAATTGCGAAGTATTATTAACAACACCATTCGCTTTATCTATTGCATCCATAGCAGAATACCATTCAGCACTACCACTCTTTATAACACCACTACTTAATCTATTTACCGCATCTTGTGCTGATAGTGCAGATGTCGGTGTAGTAGTACTTGTAGGTGCAGAGCCTGCGTATTTTGGTGCAGTTACTGATTGCGTTGTTGTAGTTGGTGTTTGTGCTAATTTATTTTGTATTACTTGTGCTGTTGGATTTGTTGTTGGTGCAGTAGGATAATTTTTATTTATATATGCTAGAGCCATTTCTTTTATAGTTGCCATTTTTTCACCTCACATTTATATTACCATTATTTATGAATTGTGACAAATTATCTGTTAGTTGTTGCACTCTTGTATACATAGCCATTAACACCATTTATATTAAGTAAATATTTATCTTCTAATTCTCCACTAGCAGTTATGTTATCGTTTTTATAGAAGTATTTAATCAGTTCAATAGAAGTTCCATTTATTCTAACAGCAGGGCAGTCATACTTCATTTTAAGTGGCATAGGGAATTTAATTTTTTCTACTACCTTTTTACCCGTTATACCTTCTACGATAGCCTTAGCGATAGCATATGCACCTACTTTTAAATAATGTTGTGCATCTGCACTATCTACAAAACATACTTCTATTAACATACTCTTAGCTTTTGTCTTTCTAATTACATATAACCCAGTACCACTCTTTACACCTCTATTTATAAAGCCTAAGTTAGATATGTTTCTACATACGTTTACTGCATCTTCAAATTGTCTACCTTCGTATGTATATACTTCAACACCTCTACCACCACTAGCATTAAAATGTATTGATATGAAAAATGTTAGGTCTTTATTATTAGCTAGATTTACTATCAAATTAAGTGCTTCATTTGAACTGTTAGCATAATCTACCGTACAATTACTAACCTTATATCCTAATTCGGATAACATTTGTCTAACAAACTTGCCTACTTTTCTAGTTTCCATACTTTCATTTATAAAACCAACAGCACCACTACCTGCACCGCTAATAGTGTGCCCATCATTTACACCCATATGTTCTTCCATATACATACCTCCTTATAAGAAAATAGGGGACATATAGTCCCCATTTGTTTAGGCAGTAACTATACAGTCACCATAGCCATCTTGCATCAATATAGCATCCACTTCTGCTTTGTATGCTAAATAAAGATTTGTGTTAATAAAATATGCTCTGTATTTCTCCTGTCCTGCTTCTAGTGATGTGTCACCTGCTAATTCAATTCTTCCTGCTATAAATGTTACCATCATGATATACCTCCTTAAAATTTATATCAAGTCTTGTTAGACTTGTAAACTTGGTAATATTACTGTTAAAATTATATCCATTGTTTCCTGTATCATATTGTCTTTTGTTTGAAAAGCAGTATTATTTGTTTCTAATTCTGTAATCTTTTCCTGCAATACTTCTGTTTCAGTTTGTTGTGGAATTGGTGTAGGAAACAATATTTCTTTTTCTTCTTCTGTAAGTTCTATCAGTTCATCTATATATTTATAGTTTAATCTGCCCTTATCATCTGTTAGCTTGTACTTTAAATGAACGTGGGCATGATATTCTTCATTACCTTCCTCTAGTAATATATCTGTTTCTAATGGTTGTTCAAATACAGTAGAGAAGATATATGTCACTATATTGTCTTCGTTTAATCTGATATAGATTTTATTAGTAAATTCCACTTACATCACCTCCTAATAGATTTCTGCATCCGCTACCCAATTAAACTCAAACATATCACCTATACTAAATGCCACTGAATTACTTGAGTTGTCTACACTAATTGACTCAAATCCCATATCTCCTGCGGTTACACTATATACTGTACACCCAGTTCTACAAGAACCTTGAGCATTTTTGTAGATAGTATTAGGAGCTAACCCAGTTCCTCTACCATATAAGGTTACTGTAGGGGCAATTCTCTTTCTTTGGGAATATATTAGTTTTCTACCCAAGTTAAATATACCTGCTGTACTGAAAGCTATTGCAACATCAGCTTTTCCCATATCCCTTCCAGAATACGTATCTGTTCCTGGGTACATATCACTTCTATAACTCTTTTCGTAATACCTTTGACACATAGCTAATTCTTCTGCATAAGTTCTTGGTACAAATGGAGTTGCTTTTGAGCCTAGTTCAAGTTTAACCCACTCAAGTTCAATATAATCACCAGTTGCTCCTTGATTAACTTGTATTGCTATTCCAAAGTAACTTGTAAATATATCCTTCATTTTAAACGTTACTGTATTTATTCCTTTATACAAATTAGCATTTACAAAACCAGCACCACCATCCATTACATAAAATAATGCACCTCCTTGAATGTTTTTTACATTTATTGATAAAGTAACTTCTTTTCCAAGTAATTTATTCTTAAAATCATCTTCAAACGTTTGTTTTATTCTTGAGTAAGATGCACTAGTATTGCTTATTAGTTTAATGCCTTTTATGGTTTTAAAAACACTACCATTATGACTTGCATTACCATAACATAGCCATCTATCAGAGGTATAAATACCAGTGTTTATAACATTTAAAAAAGACGTACCTCTCTGCCATACTTGAAAATCACCATTAATAAGTAAGTTAGGGTTACTTAATTGTGCTATATCTTTTTCGTTTCCCAATATACCTTGAGTATTCTCATGTGATTTTTTCATTATTTCATCTATATTAGCTTTCTCGCTATCAGTTATAGTATAAATTATATTAGGTATTACCCATACATTTGTATCAGTTTCAATATTTAATGTTCCACTAGGATATGCTATTAAATTAGGCTTAATTATTTCTGTAGTTACTGGTGTTGCTAATTGATAGTAGAGTCTATATGGTGTGTAACCTTGGTCATTCATAACTGTAGGTAATGTTCCTGTTCCTGATGATTGAACTAATTGTCCAAGTGTTGTTGAAGTATCGTAAGTTCCTGTACCACAATATCTTTTTGCCCAACCCTTAGTACCAACACCATTATAAGCAACAGCATTAGTTGCCCAACTCTCCTGCGTCATCATTACCCAACCAAACATACAAGCTTGTATTTCAGCATTTGTTGGATTATAACTATCTCCCCAACCGCTAACAGATGAAGGTATATATATTCTTATACTGTTACTGGATAGATAGAATGTATCACCTGCATTACCATCTGCTTTTGTATTTGTAACTATTTTTCCATCATATCTTATAAGCTGTCCATCACCTAGTGTTATACTATTTGGTATTGTATCATTCGGTAGGTATACTCGTTTAGCACCAACTATACTAGCACCAAATAACCAACCTAAACTTCCATCTAACACAACTTTTTCTACTTTTTTAATTAACTTATTATCTACTATTTCATCTTTAATACCACTAGGTATACTTTTTAATACAGGCACATCAAGGTAGGTTTCTTTGTATGATTCGTAGGTAGTTGCAGTTGTACCTTCTTCTAGTTGAAACTTGACATTTATATTATTTTGATTTGCACCAGTACTTGTTCTAAACATTATATACTTACAACCAACTGGTGTAGTAAAACTTAATGACGATATATCTGATATGCGTGATTTAGCCTCATTATAAAAAAATACAAGTGTTGTATATGCCATATCACTAGATAATATATAGCTAGTGTTCTCTTTAACATTAGTATAGTTAATGCTTCTCACACAGGCTGTTCCAGGAGACTTATAGCCATTAACATCTATTAATCCTAACTCTACTTCACCATTAAATAAGTTCTTCCCAACTGTCTTAACTTTAGTACTAACTTCCCCTACACTCATATCACTATTAACATATTCAGATGGCTTAAAATTAGGGTCATTATATTGTGCTTCTGTGATTTCTTCTAGCATTATTCCGTCAAAATAAGCATATTGACCTTCTATGCCACTAACTTGAAGTATAATTCTAATAGTATTGGAATGTTGGGTTGGATTTAATTTCATGAATAACCTATTGAATTTTGTTGTATCTGTTGTGTTTATTATATTAACAAGACCACTATACCCATTATCAACTTTGAGAGATGCTTCTGTAGCATTGCCATTTTTAACATAAACACTAACACAATAATATTTATTAATGTCTAAAATATCCCTTATACCGGGATTGACAGAACCAGTAGTGTATCCTGTTGACAGTGTAACTTTTAATCCATTATTACCAAACACTTTATTTATGTTATCCAATATCCTTGTTGATTGATATTGTAAAAACTTATTAACATCTTCACAATCTCCATCACTACCTAATAAATTCACAACTGTCTTCCCTTGCAAATCAACATTAACTACTTTATTAGAGTTAACTGATATTGAGTTCACTAATTGATTTGTTGTCACTGGTACTTTAAAGCTATTTGTTAATTCTGATTTGTAAGTATTATATGCAACTATACCACCAGCAATGTCTTTCTTCATATCATTAGCCATCTTAATCGCTGTAACACTTCCATCAGGTATACCTGCTATTGCAACTTGATTTATATTCTCTTTAAGACTTGCTAATTGCTCTTTAACGTTAGTACCAGCTATGCCTGTTATCGGTGGTGTGCCTATCAATGTACTACCTTTTATACCATCTATAGCTGATAATTCTGTTTCTGTATAATATCTGTTATCGTGGTCAGTAGAAGCACTATTTTTGTGATTAGTATTTGCAGTATCTACCTCTGTTCGTGTATAGTATCTGCCATCATGGTCAGTGCTTGTTTTATGTGTAGTTAGATTATTTGCATTTGTTGTATCTGCTGTATTTAACACTCCTACTTTTGTATCTATCTCTGTTTCTGTATAGTACCTATTATCATGGTCAACAGATGTACTAGCCTTATGATTTGTATTCATTGTGTTGATTTCTGCTTCGGTAAAGTATCTACCGTCATGGTCTGCTGATGCTTTGTGTGTAGTCATCAAACCATCTACTTCTGTTTTCTTATACAATTCAGTACGAAGATATGTTGTAGCTTTATCTGCTTTTGCAAATGATAGACTATCTATATTGCCTGAAATGGTATTTATAGCACTAAGCACACCATCATGTTTTTCTATTACATCAGCAGTAATCCATTCATCATTTGAGTCTATCTTTGCTTTAAGCGCAACTAACATAGCTTGTAAATCAACACTACCAATAAACCCAGGGATTGCATCAGCTATTATTTCTTTAGCACCGTTAATCGAATGCAATACAGTTAGTAGTTCATTTATCTTATTAACTAATTCAGCATTATTAGTATCAAATTGTTCAGGGTCTATTACTGTATTTAGTACGAAATCAGGGTATGATATATTTAATGGTTGTATAGTCATATTTATCTCCTTCCTTTTAATTGATATGTTCCACTAACACTATATACTTTCATTGGTTGCTTAACTTCATCATCTGATAATTCTACTATATTACCAGTATCATATAAGACGTACTTACCTAATTCCTCTACATAATAACAGGCTTGGTTTCTCTTTGGAAAAACTTGTAGTTCAGATAGAAGATAGAAATAACCTTCAACAAAGTAGCCATTATATATCATAAACTTAATATATCTACCACGTTGACCTATTGTTATTGGCAATGAAGGAGATATGTTTCTTACTATATACCTATCACCAAAATTAGATATTCCCCATGTACTTATTTGATTTGAAATTAACTCTCTTTGCTCTATATCTATATAATCAACTTCGTACGTTAATTTAACATCAGAACGTATATTTTCAAATACATGAGCAACAACATACATTTCTTTAAATTTCTTATATAATGTACTATCACCAAATGAGAAACGTTTGCTGTGCCAATATGTTGCAAATGGTGTCCCATTATCATCATAAGTATCTTTATCAAATTCTAACAATGTCCCATAACTAGCACCTAATATCAATTCATCTTCGTATATACCAAGTGTGGTTATTGTAAGGTTTGTCCTATATATAGTCCATGCCATAAATTTATATGAATAAACTAATATTGTTTTCAAATCAGGAATAAGTATATATAATCTGTCTTTATGAAAAACAGACGTTGTTTTTTTCATATTTACACCAGTAGCATTTATCGGATATTTAGTAACATCTACTGTTTTATTAAGCACGTTAGTCATTAGAATACTAACATCTGTCTTCGTAGTATACATAGAATATATATTGTTATCATTACCTACAAATACAAGATTATTGTGCATTGGGCATATAGATTTGTTATTCTTAAATCCAGTATGTGAATTTATACGTTTAATAGTGTACTGACTACCAGTTGTATCTCTATTTGTATCACCATATATAGCATATAATTCAGCATTAGTACCAACTACTATACTATCAGTAAATACTTCCATACCAACTATTCTGTCTCCTTTAGGTGGTATGTGTAATCCTAAACTAGCAGGGTAATAGAAAGCACCATTTATATCTGAAATGTATATACTTCCTGGGTCGCCTGCATCACTTATAATTACAAGTCTTTCAGCATGAATAGCTATTAGTGTAGGTGATGTTGGAAATACGTTAACTCCCTTAAATTCATCATTTAATTCATTTATGCAAGGTTCATACCAACAAGTCATTGCTGTGTAATCATAATGATACATACCTATTGTATTTGTATTATCTAATGGTATAAAGTCAGTTGGTGGTGCTACAACCTTTAATACAATTTCATTTGGGTTTGGTGTACCCCACGGTTTTATATGTGTACTTAATACCTGTGGAAATTTACCGAATACATATATTTCAGTACCATTAATCATATAATATTTATCATTGAACTGTACTCCACTGATAATATTCTTATTGTCTAATATTTTAACATTGTCTAAAAATACATCACCGTTGCACATTTGTATCATTCTAGGTGTCAACGTTGTTGACTTCAATGTATCTATAAAAGTAACATCACCTCCACCGCTTAATGAAGTAATTAATTTTAAACCATTTCTACTTTCAATTACAGCATCATCAGTAAAATCAACGTTACATATATTTGTTGCCTGATTGTCTTGTATTAACATTTCGGATAATACATTATTAAGTCCACCTTCATAACTATCTATTGACCACGATAATGTTTGTGGTGGGGCAGGTAGGTTCTTCTGTATATAAGGCATATATTCACCTCCTATTCAACTATATATTCCTCGTCAGATACATCTACATCAAAATATTCATTCATAATGTAATCCATCTCTGTAGTTATCACTATTGCATTTCCATCAATATCTTTGATTATTATTTCTCCATTATCTATCTTGCTTCTAAGTTCTTCCATCTTTGTTTCAAACTCATTCATTAGTGTTCCTGCTCTACCATCTTGTTCATCTTGGAACATACATCTACTAGCAGAGTAAACAGCAAGTAAATAATGATATTGTTCAGGAAGTATTGTTGTTGTATCTGTAAGAGCATTTAAATACGTAAGAGTAGTTAATTGAGGTATTACTTTAATTCTATCTATACCTTCATTTATAAACCCAACTACATCAATCTTAGCAAATATACTGCCACTAGTATCTCTAGTATAACTGCGTACTCTTAATATCAAATCATTAAGTGTCATCTGCTCACCTACTCTGCTAGTTTTTCTAACAATTTTACTCTACTATCTCTAGCACTTATCTTCAAACCTTGTTTCTCACATTCTATAATTAACTGTTCTTTTGTCATATCAGAATAATCTACTGAACTGATTTCAGTTATCGTGCATTCCTCAACACCTTGTCTATCTTCTTTTGGTAACAGTTGATTTAACAATCTTTCTATATTACCTAGTGTCATCAGTATTTGATACTGCGTTTTCTCTGACTTACTAAGTGGTAATTCTATTTGATTTAACCAATTATTGTCCATACATACCTCCTATGTTTACATTAAAAAAGGGAGGGCAGTTTACTTGCCCTACCCTTAGTAGTTGATTATTATAGACCTTTTGAGCCTACAAGACCTCTGAAATCAGAAACACCGAAGCTGTATCTCATGTATCCTCTGTATTTAGCTACGAATGTATCGAAATCTTCATCCCACTTAAATTCAGGTTTAACTCTCCAAAAGAAGTTAAGTTCGTGCCTTTTACTATCTTGTATAAACCATGCTGTATCCGAACCGCCATTAGCAGTTCCGATATAGTCCATAACTACAAGCTTTAACGCACCTTTAATTACGTTAATATCATTGAAGTCACTTCCTGGTACTGATGTAGACTCTAGTAATATTCTAGCATCATATTCTAATGCAGGAGGTACTATGAGAGTATCAGGTGTCATTACAATTAATCCGCCTGCTTCGTCTTTAGTTGCTCTCATAAGCATTATAGCTTTTTCTAGGTTGTCCTGATTAAGAACACCAGTTGCTAAGTTAGAACATACAGCAACACTATCTACTAATGGATGGTCAACCGCAAATAATGCTTTCCCATCATATATAGCCTTTGTAGGCTCTGCTACTACATCTGCAAATCCGTTAATTAATGGGAGCATTGCATCTTTTTCTACTTTTGCTCTACCTGCTCTAGCCATTGCTTTAGGGAATTTATCTATTTGTCTGTATTTTTCATCATCATAAAGTTCTCTACCAATCATGAAACCTTGTGTAAATGCTTTATGTGTGTAGGTTCTTTCAAGACCTGCACTTAACTTTTGGTATGCAACAGAGTCAGTTTCAGATGCTCTCTCTGTCCAATCACCAAATGCTCCTAAACCGTAATCTGTTTCAGTTGCCTGTGTTGACTTGTTTACTTTATATAGTTTTGAATATTGTTCAGGCATCTCATCATATGACTCGAAGAATATCTTTCTTAATCCTGGCTCTAGTAATTTACCAAAGCCTGTACTAATATGCGTATTTCCTGCTATTGGAGTTACTGGCATTTATAATCACCTCTTATTATTATTTTTATTATTTAGCACCAATGGTTTTCCATTGTGCATATTCGTTAATATCAAACCCTCTTTTTTCACAAAAACGTTTTTCTTCTACTGTTAATGTATCGCCTGGTGATGTTACAATAGCTTGTCCACCTTCACTTGATATGATTGTAGTCGTACTATCTGTATTAGCTTGTAGTTCAGCCATTAGTTGTTTCTTGGCTTCTTCTATGGCTTCTTTCTTAATTGCTTCTACATCAACTTGCGTACTTTCTTTTGAACCTTTCATAGCACTATATACAAACTCTAGGTCGTATATTTGCCTTTTCTCACATTCTTGCATTACTTCAACTTCGTTAAAGTCAGAATGTTTTGTTTTAAGTCTATTAATTGTTTCGTCTAGTTCCTTTTCAGCTAACTTATATTCTAATTCCTGTACTCTTTGCATTTCAGGAGTTAATGGCTTGGTTACTTGTTCAGCACCATCACTATAATCAGCATCTCTAAGTGCAGTAGCAACGTCAGGATTTTTCTTTATATATTCATAAAGTGATACTGCATCCTGCATTTCTTTTCTCTGCCTTGCTACTTCTTGTGTCTTCCTAGAGTAGTCTGCTTGTCGCATATTACCTAGTTTCCACTCTTTGATTTGCTCAATTGTATACTCTTCACCATCAATGTTATACTTCGATAGTTCTGTCACTTCTTTAGTTTCTGTAACTGGTGTTACTATTTCTAACTTATCAACAGGTTTATCAACAGGCTGTGGATTATCTACTTCTGTAGGTTCTACTTTTACCTCTTCATACTCTGCTTGATATGCTTTTTCAAAAAACTCTTTATCCAAAATATTACCTCCTTAGACTCCTTACGGTTGGTCTATTGTTTATTTATCATTTCTTCTAATTGTGGATATTGTTCAAGAAGTGCCATTAATTGTTCAGGTGGAAGATTATTGAGTTCATCTAATGCTTCATCAGGTATTATACCATTATTTAGACTATTTGTAAAATCATCTTCCTCTTGTGGCATATTACCACCTTGTTCCCTAAGTATTTCCATAGCAATCCTCTTTTCATCATCTATGTCAGGCGGTATTTCTTTTAATCCTTTCTCATATGCCTTACCTTCTCTTTCTTGAATTGCCTTTTCTTCGTCTTCTGCTTCTTTCTCCTGTTCAATCTTAGCTACTTCATTTGAAAGTTTCTGCACTTCACCTTGTAATTCCTGTACAACTTGTACTATTTGTTCAAACATAGCTTGCTGTTGTTGTGCTTGACCTTCTGCTTGTTGTTGTGCTTGTAATTGCTGTTCTGCACCTTGTTTAATATCTTCCATACGTTGTAACATTTCTTGTTTACCTGCCATATCAACAAATTGCATTACACTCTTTCTGTCTACCATAGGTAATCCATCTTCACCCATTGTTTGTGCAAGTCTAATCATCAAATCAAGTTTAGCAGTCTTATTACTTGGCATTGTGCTACCTGCTGTTACTTTTATATCGTAATCATTCTCTAAATCAGTTGTCTTTATGTTCTCAAAGTCATAACTACCTTCTTCATTAGTAACTCTTACAAACCTATCTATTTTCCAAAACTGTTGTGCGAGTTCATACCACATTGAAGCAAGGTCAGATAGTGCATTTTCCATCATCTTAACTTTAAGCCTTATTCTAGTCTGACTAGCTTCTTGTAATGCCATAATCGCATTACCTGCTTGTACTCCTGGTGCTCGTTCTCCTGCAAGTGTTTCATGTACTCCTGATATAGTTTGTATATCTGTTTTCCACTCTTGCACTTTATCATTTATATACCCTGGCATTGGTGGTGGACTATCTCTACGTACCTCTGTTCCTGGGTTCTTTCTAACAATTAATCCTGGTCTATTAGTTAATGTTCCTTTTGGTATACCTGCATTATTATCTACTATCCATTGCATATTACCTGTATTCTTAGCATTATCAGTGATTTGATTATTCAGTTCATTAATATAGCTTTGCGGAGATATTAATTGTTCTACATCACCTCTACCCCAAAATTCAAACGGTATATCGTAATCTTTTAGCATTACAAAAGGAAATTTACCGTGTTTATATGGATTAGGTTTGTCTTCTAATACTAAGTTCAGTTCAGGAGTAGTTGTAATTACTCTTCCTCTTGGGTATTTAGCACTTATTTGCTTTAGTTTATTACCATCCTCTTCGTATTCTTTCTCAATAGTAGTATAATCCCTACACCACATTTCAAGTACAAGAACTTGGTTATTCTGCTTTACTGCGTTCTTATCTCTGTCTTGAACTAGTTCGCTATATTTAACCTGTGCACCAGTTATTGCAGATGATTTCTTTGGGTACTTCTTCTTTAACTGATTGAAATGTTTATATGTTGCATATATAACGTATTCTGCACTTTCAAGGTCGTATGCAAGTGGGTCACAATAGAAGTTAAATGCATCTATTAGTTTACATTTGATATTACCTATCTTATTGTCTTTACCATCCCATCCTAAGAAGAATATAGCATTACCTGTTACTAATGCAGGTATAAGTGCTTGAGGTAATTTGTTTCTCATAGCCTCTCTATCCCATTCATAATCAAGGGATTTCTGTATCACCTCTGACTTAGCTATTCCTGTTTCTGTTCTAGCAAGTGCAATAAACTTTGGGTTATTATCAATCATAATAGGTCTTACTGTTTCTATGGTTTTAAATATATGGTTTACGATTACATCTGATTTGTATATTGGTTTGTTTTTATTCTTATAGTTACCAAAGTACGCATCATAACATTCTTTCCACTTCTTTGTGTACTCTGATTTGGCTACCATACTGTCTTTAAATCTGTTGTACGACAGTTCGGATAATTTTATTTCTTCTTCTGTAGACTCATATTGTGTTTTGGTATGTTCTTTATTCTTCTTACTAAATATTTCCACAAGTAACCACCTCACTTCTGTCTATAAATATTCTATGGTTGTCTCTAATTACCTGATGCATACCAATAGCTATTGCATCTATTATCTCTTCCGTATCTTCACCTAAATCTAAACTCCTAGAATGTACAATTCCATGAAATAATTCATGTAGGAATGTTTGTTCTTGTCCTTGTTCATCTTGGATTGAACTATCAATGTTTATATTATGATATTCGTAATCTATCATTCCCTTACATTGTCTACCTTCAAGTACAATTGCATTATTAGTAACATTAACATCATAATCACAACTGCCTATTCTTACTTTGTTAGGTATAATCATTTATTTACCTCCTTATTCTCCATATTCAACGTTATCTTCTTGTTCAAATAGTGGGTCAATTATCTCTTTAACTCTCTGTCTTTTCTTAGGTGAATATTCATCAAATGGTTGTTCAGGTATATAATCTTGTCCTCTTCCTTCTAGTAGCATTTGTAGTAGAATTGCAAGCGACATAACCGTATCATCATAACAACCTGACTGTGCATTTGTAGAACCGTTTTCTTCTATAATATACGTTAATAGTTCACTTATGGTCAAATCATCAAATATTCCCAAGTAAAAATCACGCACGTATTCGGCTAACTTGTCTATCATTAGAGGTTTTGTCTTAATAGTTGTACTCCATCCCATCTTTTGAGTTATCTTTTCAGTTAGCTTATCGTAATTCTTACTGTAGTATATGTTCCAGTATTCTAATTGCTTTACTTTATGAAGTGTAGTCAGTCCGTGGTTGTTATTTTCTATACCTAGATACGCATTATTATAATATCTAGCTAGTTTTACTAGTTCTTCACCGTACATATCAGGGTCAATGTGACCATGCCAAGTTGCTACTACTTCAAAGTTTTCATCACCTACATGAGCAGATGAATAGTCACCTTTTGCTAGTCCTTCTGCTACGTCAGCACCAATACAGTAGAACATATCTTTACTAGGTTCTTTCCATATAGATACATAACCTTTTGGGTCTTCTATGAACTGTATTTCTCCATTAACTACAGTTACATTCCCTACTTTTAATGGTGGTTTTACGTACCTCTTATACTTACTAAGTGCTCTGCTGTTAAACTTAGGTCTACCAGTTGATATAAAGGCTTCGTCAGGTGTTGATGGGTATTCTTGTTTCATAATATCTTCATCATTTTGGCATTTATTTCTCTTAGTATAATCATACCAATTAACTTGTTCTACTGAAACACCGAAGTCATTCATTAAAGTCCAATAATAAGTGTGCATTTCTTCGCCTTTGTCATTCACATACGTTGCATTTATCAGTTCAGTAAAAATATCTTTATCTTTCTGTGATTTGAATGGTTTAGTATACGTCTTATCTGTAAACCAAGGTAGGAATATAGGTATGAAATCATTTTCTCCATGCATTGCTTGTTGCCACATATTATAGAAATAACCACCTACACCATTAGCAGTTGACTCTAATATAACTAATGTTTCCATATTATCTGCAATAGCTTGCATAAGACCAGTCATTGTTATTTCAGGTTTTGCCCAAAATGCTACTTCTGATGCGTGCAAATTATGAAGCATCCATGACCTACCAACTTCAACAGCATTAGCTGTGGCAACTGAATACTTACTTCTAAGACCTGGATTATTTAGTTTTTCTTCTGCATTTAGTGTTGGATTTTCAAAAGTAAGTGCTCTTTCATTAGAAGTTTTACGCATTGGTTTGAGTTCCATAGGCATTTCATCATAAAATAGCTTAGCCATATTAAATAGGTTTTGAGTAGCTTGGTCTTCTTGTGTAATTATCATTGTACCTTTAAGTTTATTTGTAGTAGTATCAATATACATTTTACCTTCTGTATACGTACTAAGTCCCATTTGCCTTGCTTTTAGTATTATATACCTTCTAAGTATTCCATGTTCTATACAATACCTATCTATACGTTCCATAATTAACTGTGCATCATTAAATACAAATGGTATTAGTTTTGCATTCTTATCTCTTATCTTTAAAAACTTCTCTGCATACCAAACACTATCATTCTGCAATCTCCACAGGAATACTTGTTGTTTACTAAGTCCAGCTGGAGGTGTTTTGTATTTCTCTTCTTCTGTTAGTGGATATAATAAATGGTCTAATTTAGGCATATTATTCTACCTCATAATCAACGTCTTCAACACCATCGGATAACAGTTGTTCAAAAGACTTAGTAACTTTAATCTCTTTGTTAACTTGTTTTGTAGGTTCAAATCCTGCATACTTACCTACTGCTGTGAACAATTGTCCTATTATTTGTGTCTTAACAGTTCTACTAGACTCTTTATCAACAAGTATACCTATTGCTTCTTTAAGCATATGTTGCATTAATTGTTGTACCTTCATAGCATTATCTTGTTTAACACATTCTATCTCGCATTTGATAGCTTCAAGTATCAGCGGGTTCTTATTCCAATTACCTATAGTGTTATAATGAACACCTATTTGTTCTGCTATTTGCCTTTGAGTAAGAGTAGTAGTTGCTTTTAAATTAGCATACTTAATTTGTTCAGGTTTTAATTGTTCCATTATATCGTCGTACTTAGCTATCTCGCCCATTATATTCACTTCCTTATTTTACTAATGTATATTCTATTTACTTTTTGGTTATAATAGTAGTATAATAAAATTCAACTTATTCCAAACTTCACGTTGGATAGGTTTCTCTTTGTGTCTTTAGTATATTGTATGAGTATGAATTGCTGACGTATTTTTACGTTAGCTTTTCTACTTTCCAAAGTATTTTATCTGACATTCACTACATAGTGCTGATATATCAAACTCACTCCTTTCTTCATTTGTTCTCCAACCAACTTCACTTGTCTTCCTATTGCATTCAATACATATACCTAGTTCTACGTGTAACCTCAAATCATTATAATACCTTTCATCTTCACTAGGTGTAGTAGGGTTAGTTATATTCTCATATATCTTTTCTCTCTCATATATCTGTTTTAATAAAGAGCCTATACCCCAATTCTTTATTCTACCCATATTATTCTATTGAATGATATAGATGTTGTTCATATTCTTCCGTAATCACTTCTGCTTCATTAACCTCAAATACCCCTGTACTCTTTTTCTCTTTGATTTCCTTTTTCATTTCTTCTATCCTACTATCAAATTCATCTACCTGTACTTCTTCATAATCTTCCTGAACTGTAATCGTTTCATTAAAAGCGGAAGGCTTGTCCTCACGTTCAAAAAACAGTTCATGAAAAAAATACAAATCAATAATAAATAGTGCATTTACTACAAATATCAATATCAGCAATTCTTTAAATTCCATTTACACATCTCCTTCTATTAGCGGTCGTTCCGACCATAGTTATATTAGCTCATTGTGGATAATAGGGGTAAGTTATATTGAAGTGAAATCTACTAGTTTTGATTACTTTTGATAAAAGAATAGACTATTCCATTGAGGTAGAAGAACTTTTCTGTTTCGTAGCGAAGCGGAGAAACTATAGGAGTTATAAGGGAAGTATGACCGTTAACCCTATATAAAGAGTATACCACCCTAAATTCATTGTGTCAAACATCATAATCTGTCACAAGGAATAATGTTAGCAAACTATCTTTCATTATCTCCGTTTTTCTCTGTTTCTCGTAGTATTACGTTATTTATAATAGTGTTAATAAAACACCTCTATTTTTACTGATTTGATAATAAATAATACATTCTGTTGATGATGTCATTTAGCTGACCTCGGCAATATGGTCAGACATTTTAGCCTGTTATTAGCATCTAATAGATGTCTGATATGAAAGAAATGTAGTAATAAACACTGTACTTTAAGTTTGAAAGAACTTAAATAATACAATAAATACTATGCACACTACTCTGAACTGTTAGAATACGTAACTCACGTTCTGTTTGACATATACGTGATATACGGTGAGAATTTTTATATATTATATTTTTTGACTCATGAGAAAATAGTAGGTGAACAGGTAGTTAGTTATTATATCCCTCTCACCCCATGTACTCCATATGCGAGGTACTTAATTGCGACCCTGGGGGTCACAAGATGCTAACGTTGTGCCAACGTGAACGTGCGTGGCAGACAGTGTACGTGAAGTGTACGTGAGTGAGAA